TCTGCTTGTGGTCCCCACGAATCTATACTGGTAAACAAACTAAAAGATTTAATCTTTTTTTGAGTTATCAAGCTGTTAACTCTAGTATACAAACTATCGACTTTTTCAAATGTTACACCTAAGTTACTGTTAATACTTACTTCTAGGTTAGGTGCCGGTTCATTTTCTAATAGTTTAAAAAACTGCATAGCTCCTGGATTCATTAGAGGTTCTCCGCCAGTAATTCTTAAAGTATGCAAATCATTTTTTAAACTAGGCCACCATTTCCAAAACGCTTCAATATAAGGATTTTCTTCCTTAGGTGCATAGTATGTTCCTGTTTTTAGAAACTCAATACCGTATTGATTATAGGTTAAATCATAATTTCCGTGCTTTTTAATTTCTTCCATCCACATCGAACTGGCTTGGGGGCCACAATATCCGCAACGATAATTGCAACCATTACCAAAACTAATTTCGAGATATCTAGGATTGATTGGAGCGTCCCAAGGAAGTTCTGCTATTTTTTCAATTATAGGTTCGCTAAATGTACTTGAACTATGTAACATTCTGTCACTGATATGATCGCCGTCTAGATCTTCAATATTCCAACAGTAGTAACATTCCTGAGGACGCTCACCCTCTAACATTTTTTTACGTTGTTCTTTTTTCCACTTGGTATTGTGTAATGCCGACACATCTACTGCGATTTCATCTAGACCAATGTGATGTGGACGAGGATGATAGCAACTGTGGTTATCTCCCGTATGAAGATAAAGCGTTTGGTGTAACCACTTCATTGTACAAAAGCTAGGACTCACTGCATTTAATCTATCTCTAACATCTTTTACAAATTGTATTCTATTCATTTTGTCCCTTGCTTTGAATCCACAGATTATTTAATTCAGGAAAAGTTTTTTGAAAATCAGTTCCTCTTCTTCGATCGTGTTCTAAAAAATAAAGATAAAAGTTTTTAATAGCTATTTTGTCATCAAACGGAGTTAGCGTAATCCAATCAATTAACCGTTGTACTTTACTAATTTCGTAATCTTTGAAACCTTTAAATCTATTGCTTTCAGTTTCTTTATTCTGTTGCATGAACCAAATAGAGTCTTCAAGCACAGTGATCATGTCTTTGGCCATCCTAGGATCCATCCAATTAGGACTTGATAACTGTGGAATATCAAACCATATTAATTGTCTATCTACATTGAACTCGTTTCTTAGTGCGTGGATATTTTTTACATACTCTAACCAGCCTGAAAAACTTAAAACATTAAATGTTACAATAAATGTCAAACTGTGCTTTTTTCCCTTGATTAAATATTCTCTAATGTTTTTATTAAGAGTTTCAAAGTGTAATCCGTCTCTAATATATTCTGCTTGAGGACCCCAGCTGTCTAAACTACAGAATAACATGAAATGGTCAATAGCAGAAGAAACACCATCTAATTCATTTATAAACTTATTCCATTGATCTCCGGGCGGACAACAATTACTGGTTATGCTTAGATGCAAATCTTTTTTAGGATTATTCTTAACATAATCAAACATGTGAAACGTGTTCTTGTCCATTAACGGTTCTCCGCCTGTCATACGGAATGTTTGTAATGTTGGATAAATTGTAGGCAACCATTTCCAAAACGCCAGTAAGTAAGGATTATCAGGACTGTTATTTGGCATGGATTTATCTTTCATCCACGTCAAATCATTGTGAGTTCTGTCTGTTAATTTATACGGACCATTTCTTTCAATATCTTGTTGCCAAGCTGTACTAAGATGAGGACTACAATAAGTACATCTAAAATTACAGGCTTGATTAAAATTGACTTCAACATACCTAGGTTTAGGATTTCCTTGATGCCCAAGTGCTATTGCTTCTCTAATTAATCCTGGACGCCAGCTATCTAAACTGCGGTAGGGCCTATCACTGAGATTATTTCCGCTATCTTCTATTTCCCAACAAAAATTGCATTCTGAAGGCCTAGTACCTTCTAGCATTTTTTTGCGCTGTTCTTTTTTATATTTTGTATTGTGTAATGCACCTACGTCAATTTTGATTTCTTCTATAGGAACGTGGTGGCTTTTTGGATGATAACAACTATGAGTTTGACCTGTAGGAATGTGTATGCTTACATTATACCATTTGGCTAGACAAAAACTTGGACTAACTTTGTTTAATTCAGACAACATGTGTTCTGATTTGTGCATATAGACAGATTCAAATTTTCCATTTATAATTTTTACTTCGTCGCCTTTGATATTATTATCTGCCATTTTCAAATTTATCCTTAAGCCAATCAAAATCGTTAATTTTAGCCAATGCCTGTAAATTTCCTATATTGTTTTCTCCGTATTTTTTCCCTTCTATTGCACCGTCTATGGCATACTCACCGTATTTGTTTTCTATTCCTTCTGTGCACCAAATTTGTAATCTATGATCAGTTTCCTTATCATAATATCTATCAATTACATTGCTAGATAATTTTACGCATTCTCTAAATGCACTTCTCCACGTAGTAAAAGGATCTGTATTAAACTGTGTGATATTACTAACCGTAGGTATAACTTTAAAGTTGTTACTTATAGAAGTTGTCATGTCTGGTGTTGTTAGATCCATGTTCAGTGTTAGTTTTTTAGGAAATAGCTTTACACCACCGTACCCATAAGTTAATCCGTTAATAGGATTTTGACTTTTCCATACATGTACAGTTTCGTTAAAGTGATTTCTTTCTTGCAGATTGTAATAGGGAATTTGCGGCATTGTAAATTCGAAATTTTCTAATACTTGTGCATCTCCATCGACTATCCAAAACATTTCTGATGTAGATTCCTTGGCCGCTTGTAAGTGTGCCTGATGTATTCCTTTTACACCGTGTATTCTTTTAGCAGACGAAACTCTTGTTAACAATGTTTTATAATTTTCATCTGCATTGGATTCATTATAAGAAATAAAAAATATATCAAATATTCGAGGAATTGACGCAACTATATCTATTTCTTTTTTTTCTACATAGAATCTATTTTCAAATTCTCGTTGTGTGACCTTGACTGTTCTTGGAAAAATACAGATACCGTCAAAGAACTTTCCGTTTTTAAATACGTGAGGAATATGCTGTTCATACTTAGGAACTTTAAAATCAAATTTAAATTTAGAATTTACAACAACTTCTTTCCAGACAACCCAAAACATATCAGTTGTTGCAGTTTCTATAGCATTTAAATATTCATCATACGTGTCTATATAAAATATATCATATGGTTTAGGATGCGATGCTACAATATCTATTTCTTTTTTTCCGTTAACAACAAATCTGTTTTCAAATTCTCGTTGGCTAATATTAGCTGTTTTAGAAATTAAACAAACTCCGTCAAAGAATTCACCGTTTTTAAATACGTGAATGTAATCGTTATCCCATTCAGGCACTTTATAAGAAAAATCAAAAGATTCATCAACTAATAAATCTTCCCAAATTATCCAAAAAAACTTGGTAAATGCTTTTGATTTTATTTGATCAAAAGATGTTACATTATCTATTTTTTGTGATCGTGGATATCTTTTTTTAAAAGTTTGCCATTGGTTGTTGCATACTACAGATTTGCTTACAAGAAAAATATCATACATTTTTTAAATAGGTATTAGATAAATTCATTGTTTCTATATAAAGATCCAACGTATATTTGCTTTGATCAGCATCTAGCCAAGGCCAATGTAATCCTAATTGCGTACTTATTTTGTCACCTAAAGATTTTATTTCTTCAATTAGACCTTGATTGTTATCATCTTCATAAGGCTTTGCATAATCATGATATATATCTTTTAATATTTCAAAATCTCTAACATCAATATAATTCCATTGAGTGCAATTTGCCAACCAAGTGCCGAGTCTAGCACCGTATACGGCATATATACCATTTTCTTCATGTGCTCCCACAGTTGACCACATGCGCAGTCTATGTATATTATGCCACCACACACGTTCCTTGATTTCCATAGGAGGAACTTTTATTCCATCTAGTAAAGTCATTTTCACGCCCTCACGAAATCCTGCTCGCCATGCCTGGAACGGTGATCCTGTAATTACAGTTTCACTATAGCATTCTTTAAATTGACGATATCCATCTTCCCAACAAAAATCAACCTGGGCTCGTTCACTGTCGCTGGCTTCGTGAGTTTTCATGTTGAGAATGAAATCTTTCCGCCAAATTTTTAATCCACCGTTACCATAGAGCAAACCATTTAATCTGTTTCTTCCTAGCCAGCTGTATACCTGAATTTTTGGATCAATGGTATCTATCTCAACGTTAAAAAATTTAGAATCTACAATGTTGTCAGCATCCACAGTAACCACCCAATCTGTTTCCGACAGTTCTGCGGCCTGTTTATGTGCTGCGTCCGATCCTTTTACGCCGTGTACACGTTTGGCCCAAGGCACCTTAGAACATAGATCTGCATAGTGAAGATCTGCATTGGGTTCGTCGTAGCTTAAAAAAACTATGTCAAGTTCAATTGTTTTCATTTATAAAAATATATTTTTTAAAAAGTCGTCTAGAATAAACACTAAATTTTTTTGGGGAATCAATTTTTATTGAAAAATTTTCTTCAATTAATTTACTGAGTTTTACTGTAAACATGTTATGCAAAACATTTGGATCATTGTAATCTGTAATAAAAAAATTCATTTCAGTTTCTCCGTTCCAAAAAATGCGTTTTCCTTTTCTATACTTTTCATTTAAAATTATAGAAATAGTACTGTTATTATGTGTTATGTAGATATCTGCATCAGTAGTGTCAGACCATTTCGAATCTACCACTCTGTGTAGTACATCGTCAATACTTGTCAATGATTTAATTTCTATAATTTCTAAATTGCCGGATTCTAAATCTACGTGGCAATTAAAAATAGAAGTTGTTCCGTCATTTATTGATTCTGCAGTCTCTTGATCAATTTCTATCTTATTTTTTATTGTATCTGCAGATGATCCTGGATATATTCCAAGAACTTTTCCGTTGTCGGGATCATATTTTGCCCAGTATTGTATTTTGGTAGCGTTGGCGATTTTGATCCATTCGTCAAAATCCATTAATTCTTCCATGCTATTTCCTCTAATATACTAATAACCTCGTCAGTTATTAGTTCTTTATTAACATAATGAATAATGTCTGTCTGTTGATAATTTCCTAATTTTATGTGTCCGTCGACGTTGAGATAGAATCCTATGTGATCAGTCCACTCATTGGCGGGCCATGGCCAATTTTGCACCATTGGTTTCATATGAACTACTTTGGGGAATTCTAAATTATAACTAATTTCATTTTCAATGCCTAACAGTTTAGCACTGAGAGCGAATGCTTCGTCGGTGCCAACAACTTTTGGTTTTCTGTTCGACAGGTAAAGATTAGAAAACTCTGTAGGATTTTTTATGATCCACCTACCTAAAGAAAAAAACTCTTCAACTAATTTTGAATCTTGTTTAAAAAAAGTGTAAAAACTATATAAATTTGGTAACGAATTATCTGTAAACGCTCTTCTATAAAAATCGTTAGTAATTAGTTCTCCTCGATATGTATATGCGTTAGGAGCAATGTATAGCTCAGAATTTTCTATAAAATAATCTATCCAATGACTGTAATCTCTAGTGAACAACATATCCGCATCTAGACAAACTGTATATTCAAAGGGAGATAATTTGTTCATCCACGATCTTCCGTCCCAAAACGTTTCTTTATTCCATTCAATTACATGATCAAAAACCCATGGGCTTTTTAAATCTTTAATTTTTTTTGTGTCGTCAATTATTAATGCAACATGGCCATATCCATCTCTTTGAGTATTTTTAATGCTGAGAGCCAATGCATACGCTAATTTTAAATAGTCTATATTGTTGTTTGAAGATACTATTATTAGATAACCAAAGTTCATAGTAACTCCAAAAGTTTTTTGCTGTTTCTAATAATGCTTTGTTTATTCATAATATGAATATCTCTATTCTTTGAAGCTGCTGCTATATATTTTTCTTGATTTAATAAATCGTTAATTAAAAAAGTTAATTTATCATTACTTACGTCGCACAAAATATCTTTATCTATTACAGTATTAATTGGCGGCAAACATATGTTATCTGTTTCTCTGTAACCATTTAGAATGTGTTTAGCTACTGAAAATGCAATATCGTTTCTAAACTGCAAGGGATTGAATCTATAAAGATCTGAGTAGTATTTGTAATTGATTTTTATGTGGTCAACCAAATCAAAAAATAATTTTGTTTCTGAATTTTTTGTAAACATTACTGTAGTGGCCCAATACATATGGATACCAGTTTCTGAAACATTTTTGTCTAATTCACCTACCCTGTCTCCTTTTATATCGTTCATGGAATGTGAAATTAATAAAGATTCATCAACATCCCAATACTGACCTAAATTGTCAGAAAATATTAAAAAATCGCTGTCTAGCAACAGTGTTCGATCATAAGGAGTTAATTCCCAAACAGAATGTCTATTTGAATTAATAAACGGTACTGTTGACGATTCCATGCCGTCACTTAATTTTCTTGTATTATTTGTCACTGGTCTGTCTACAATAATTATGTTTTCAAATATTTCTTTGGCTTTTGGTAAAGAGCCAAACTCATGCATCCAATCAACCGTTGATTTGTCTGTTACTAAAGATATTGGAACTTTTAAATTTTTTTTAGCAAGCCCGCCGGATATTAAAGCCAACAGACTGTAATCAATTTGTCTGTTATTGTGTGCAAATATTAGACATCCTTTTTTCATAGATCTAACAATTTTTCAACGGAGCGAGATTTTTTTAAAGTTTCATGTTGTTCATAATATTCGTAAACAGCAGTAAAATATCTATCTAATATTTCTTCTTTAAACTCATTCATATTTTTAATCAAAATTGGAGTATCGTTTGAGTCTAGCAAAGGAACTTCTTCAATTCTTTCGCTATCAATTAGCAGCTGAACAAAATTGATTAGAGAGCGATCTATCTTGAATATTCCGCCATTATGACCGTAGGTCATCTTTGCATCAATTTTTTCTTTGAGCTGCTTACGCTGGATTGTGAGTGTTTGCCTGTAGTTTGAAAAATCTAAGGCTGCTTTTAAACGACCGTCCATGTTACCTCCTATAAAACACGCACATTATTTATGTACTGTGTTTCGAGAGGTAAAATTATGAGCCGCTGATTGCGCTGACTACTGAAGAGCTTGGTGCGATAATAGTAAAGGTACCGCTGGGCTGTAGAAATCCAGCAGGGCGAACTTGATCAACTGTAAGCGTAAGAGTACCGTCTACTAGGTCGCCTGGGGGCGGATTTGGATTTGGACCGGGATCAAAGTAATTGTCTAACCAACTCACTCGGAAAGTGATAACATTGGCAGTTCCTGTAGTATTGCTACTGACGTTGCATAACGCTTCTAGTTTCCACTGATTGGCAGCATAGGCCGAACTACCGCTTGCAGTATAAAATGTTTGATAAGAGTTCGTAAGTGAAAAGAAATTTATGCCTGCTGGGCCGCCGACAAATGTCTGTGTACCTGCGCTGCTGAGCAGATTGCTCCAAGATGTGTTTTGTGCTTCGGCTGATCCGCCTGTTCTTGAGCTGGCGAATCGAATTTTTCCACCGGCATTAAAAAAGAATCTAGCCTCCTCAGCTGTAGAAAATGTAACAGTAACAGTGGCAGTTAAAGAATTTACCCAGGAAGATGTGAATGTTTTGTTGTCAATGGCCTCTGTGACAAATTGTCCTGTACCTAGATCAAATCTATTTGTAGTTGCTTGATCAGCAAAGGTGTCATATTGAAAATTAGGTTGGCTGGCACCATATCTTACTACGTCGCCTACAGCCACTGTGGTCAATACTGCGCCCGATCCTGTTTGATGTAATAACGCATTATAGATGTCATATCTCAAGGCATCCCATTGAGTCTTTGTTACTGAATTCCCAGCTGCTACCAAAGAACTAAATACGGTTTGGCCGTAACCAAAATTACCAGCTCCTGTGGACATTACATTGAATATTTTTGTTCTGATTGTGTTATAATCAGTTGCAGTAATAAAATCACCGATTGCCATAAATTTTCCTTATAATACCAATGCTTCTATAACACCTGAACCAGACTGGTGGTCTTGAAGAGCTATAGCAAAATAATCTGTATCAGATTTGTCTGCAGCCGATGCTGCGCCAAACATATTTTGAGCAGGGACCAACTTGTCCCCTTTCTTAACTGTACCTTGTACTTTTACAGGCACACGACCTTTTAGTGCAACCAATGTGCCACCATCTAATTGCGAATTCATTATGAAACCTGGCTTACCTGACACAATACCGATAGCTCTATTACCATATGTGGCTGCTGTAATTTCTTTTACACCACCAATACATACTACTGTGCCCACTTCATATTCTTTATCTGCTAGATATTTTTCAGCAAGATCTGCATATTGCGCTGCGGTTGCTGTACCGTCAAAGGTATTGGCCAATAGATTTCCTGAACCGTCTCTAGCTGCAATTGTGTTAGCTGTTTTTGTGGTTTTAGCAGATCTGTAATTAGGGTCTGTGTCTACTGCTGCGTCATTTATTCTAGTTCTATCTGATTTATCTACGACTCCGATAAATCTAGTAGCAGTGATGTTACCACTGCTATCTCGCAGAGCCACAGAAGTTGCTACTGCACCAAGTTCTCCAACTAGACTGTTCAAAGACAAAGCGTTAGTGGCTGTACCTGTAACTGAACCTATCACATTGCCTGTGAGTGTTCCCGAGAAATTGCCTGAAAATATTTTTGTAACCGCGGTATAGGCCACAGAATTGTCGTCAGCAAGTATATTACCTTTGTGTACGCCTGTGGTATTTCCGGTTACATTACCAGTTAATGCCCCTGTGAATGTGGTTGAATGCACGTTAGCCCACTTAGAAACAGCAGAACCAAGAGTAAAGAAATTGTCTGTGCCTGGAATCATGCCATTTGCAGTTACAATACCAACATTACGAAGATCACTGTCCGATACTCGTATTCTCAAGGTTATAGTATTGCCTAATCTGTTTTCAATAATGGGTTCATCACCGTTTTCAACACGGATTCTTAAATCATTTTGATCACCTACTGTAAGGCCAGCATCGGCGAAAGCAATTGCATTAGTAAAGGATACCTCACCTATTCTAATATATTCGCTGGCAGCATAACCGCCTAATCTCAATGCATTGCTTGCTGATCCCCAAAAATAGTGATCTGTAGTTGTTACTCCGGTAGTGCCGTTGGTGTTGACTAGATTGACACCTTTCTTGATCACTGAGAATCCTGTTATAGGATTTAAAACGCTATTTAGGGTGAATGCATCTTTGCTGACGATTGATATTACATCACCGCCAGATTGAAATTTTACTATGGTATGATTGTTGTTAAGGGTGTCTTTGACTACCTGCGCCTGTACTGCCGATGCGCCTAGATCAGGCAGGGTTTCAGGGCCAATTAATACAAATTCAGTGCCAGTATAGGCATACAGTTGTTCGGCTCCGGTATCAAACCAAAAATCACCGGCCTGCAATCCGCTGGGAGGGGTAGGACCTATCTCTGCGCCGCTGGCTGTTCTAAACTTTGTGCCGTCGTAGAACCGAAGTTTTTTTAGGCCGCTGTCATACCAAATTTGACCAGTTATTCTTTTTGGAGGGGCCGATGTATTGGCAAAGTTTTCCAGCAAATGTAAGAAATTCTCGTTCTGTACTTCGCCGTAGCCAGCGTAATTTTTACCTACAAAACGCAAATCAGTGGTGGTATCAATGGTACCGTCGTCGACAGAGACTAAGAACGTTCCATTAAATTTGTCTACTTGATATGCCATTGATCAACTCCGTTGTAACTATTATTTATCGTAAATACACCCATTTAAACTCTGCCTACTGCTACTTCTATAACACCATTTACACCATCAAAATCTGCTAGTGCTTTGCCTATAATTGTACCTATTTGAGGACTGATTGCTTTTCTAGCATATCCGTCACCTGCACTCATCAGCATATCGCCTTTGGATATTTTTCCTCTAACTTTGCAAGGTGCTCTACCCTGTAATGCAAGGGCAACTACATATGTACCTACACATTCGCTGTTCATTAGATATGCAGGCGCTGTTGATACAATACCAGCCAATCTATTTGATCCGTCTTCTGCTAGAGTTACTTCAAATTCACCGCCGAATTCAAGTACTGTACCAGGCTCATATTCTTGATCTGCTACGTATTTTTCAGCAAGATCTGCGTATTGTGCAGCAGTGGCTGTGCCTACAAAAAAGTTGGCATGCACGTTGTTCCATTTTGCAGTGGATATTCCTAGATCAGTAGTAGCAGTATTCACTGGGATCATAGCTGGAGCATTGAGCCCTCCTAACGCTAACGCCGTGGCTGCATTTACCATAGAGATTGCAGCCGTACTTGACGGTTGTGTTGGATCAAGAATTGTGAAACGTATTCCAGAATTACGTGAATGTAATGTTGGTATTGTAGATGCGTCTAAGTATATTCTCAAAGGCGCCACACTGGTGCTAGGTCCTCCGAGTGTGATACCGGTTGCGCCAGCTACGTCTAGAGAAGATAGTGTTCCCACATTAGTAAGATGAGAATCTACTATGTTGACTGCCAATTGTGTGCCCGTCAATGTGTTACCGTCTGCAGGTACTGTGATATTTGCACTGCCATCAAACAGTACCGTGTTGATTGTTCTTGCTGTTTGTAATTTTGTGGCTGTAAATGCGTTGCCAGATAGCGTGGCTCCTATGAATTCGTTGGCTGATACTATGTTGAAAGTACTGGTTCCGCTAGCAGTGGTTACATTTCCAGAGACATTACCGAGCAAATTAGCAGTGATTGTGCCTGCGGAAAAATCTCCGGCACTGTCTCTAGCCACAATTTTGCCTATAACATTATTGGGACTGGCATCTACACTCCAAGTAGTGGCTGTTGAGCCATTAAAGTTTGCACCAGTTAGATAGGTGCCTCTTGTTAATGTATTAGTTGTGTTTGATGTAATTGCGATGTCTGTTTGACCATCGAAATACACACCATTTATAGTTCTACCAGGATTCAATTTACTAGCAGATTCTGCATTTCCCACCAGTGACCCAATGACTGGCCTGGCGGTTGAAATATTGGTTCCTGCCTGTAAGATTGAAAATCCAGGTATTGCGTTGGCATCATCTATAGTAAACGCATCATCAACACACACTGCCAACACTGTGCCATCTACTACTACCTTGAGGGCCGCATGTTCAGTGCCATTACTATCCCTAATTTTTTCAGCTAGAACTTTAGTCATACCAAAGCCTTCAATGGCTTCGGGTCCTATTAATTTCCATAATCCAGAATCATATACAAACAGTTGATCTGTGATATCTTTGTACCAAATGCCGCCGTCGAATCCTTCTGGCTCAGTGTCACTGATAACAGCAGATCCTACAGGAGTCCAGGCTGTACCATTATAAACATTCAGTGCGCCAATATCGGTGTTATACCATGTTTGTCCTGTGATTGGTCTAGACGGTGGATTGTCATTGGCAAAATTTTCAAGCAGAAACAAAAAATTCTCATTTTGTGTTTCACCATAGCCAGTATAGTTTCTGCCAAGCAATCCTAGACTGGTTGAGGTATCTAGTGTGCCATCTTCTAGCACTACTAATTGCTGACCGCTAAATCTGTTTATGATATATGCCATTTATCGCTCCGTTACATATTTAACCATTAAGATACAAATACCCATGCGCCAG